GGCCATCTTCTCGCTGGATTGCGAGAGGTGGCACAGCGGTGCGTGGTGCCGATGCTGTCTGAAGCGGATTTTAAAGTCCGCAACGACGACATCCAACCCAGGCATGGTCCCGGCCAGACGGCGGATCGGCTTCTTGGAAACAAGAAGTACGACCTGACCTACTGGCCGGCACACCTTGAGGCCAGGTTTCCCTGGTCCGACTGGGCTGTTCCAAACCACCGGTACGCTGGTGGCCCGGAAGCACCGACTTGTCAATCCCATGTCGTCCCGGCCCGGCTGACGCTGGTGCCGAAGACGATGTCAAGTCCTCGCGTGATTGTGATGGAACCTACTGCACTGCAATACATGCAGCAGGGCCTCTGGTCATGCATGAGGGACTCCATCGAATCGACGACGACCCTAATCGGTTTCACCGACCAAGGTCTGAATCGACAGATGGCGCGTGAGGCTAGCTCAGGTTTACGGGGGGTAACCCTCGACCTGAGTGAAGCTTCTGATCGCGTGACCTACTTGCAGGCGGCGTCTGTACTATCTGTGCTCCCCAATCTCTGGGAAGCACTGGACGCCACTCGCAGTAGTGAGGTCGAACTACCTGGCGGAGAGATTCGCCAGATTTACAAGTTCGCCTCGATGGGTTCCGCGGTTTGCTTCCCGGTTGAAGCAGTGGTATTCCTGACGGCGATTCTCTTTGCCATCAGGTGCCACCATCGGGTCGCAGATCCAGGATTCGACCTGACCTGGTCCTTCGTGCGTAAGCTCGAGGGCCAGGTTAGGGTGTACGGGGATGATTGTATATTCCCCGCGCACTACCTTCCTGCAGTTGAAGCGGTATTCGCCGGCCTTGGCTGGCGTGTCAACCGTGGTAAGACTTTCGTGAAGTCCCACTTCCGGGAGTCGTGTGGAGGAGATTACTGGGATGGTGAAGATATCACCCCAGTGAAGCTTAGACAGCTTCTTCCCACACACCGCAGGCAGATCCCTGAGATGCAGTCTCTCATCTCGTTCCGTAACCAGCTTTACAACGCTGGGTATTGGAAGACGGCCGGTTACTTAGACCGTCGCATCGAGTTGCTCCTGAAAGGGAGTTTCCCGATTGTCGAGACCACGAGTGCTGCTTTGGGCCGCTCCAGTGTCAGCTTCCAGCCACTTGTGCTGGGCACTGATCGGTACCAGAGATCACTAACGCGCGCATGGACCGTAAGAGTCGTGATTCCTAAGAATCCGTGCTCCGAGGTTGGTGCGTTGCTGAAGTGTCTCATCGCCCCTGGACAGGACGATGAGCATCTCGAGCGATCTGGACGACCCTCCGACGTCAGCATCAATCGGAGGTGGATGCCCGTCGCGTAAAGCGGCGGGTATGGGAGCGGATCTTCCGCGGGGGGCCGCAAGGCCCCCCGC